GATTTAAAAACCGCGAAACGTTCTTTGAACTTGCTTTTAGCAGATTGGGCGAATCGTGGTTTAAATCAATGGACCATAGAGCAAACTTCTATTACGTTGGCTTCTGATATAGGTAATTATCCAGGTGGTAATTTAACCATGACGGTTGCTGCAAGCGGCAGTTTTACTGTCGGTGAAACTATAACAGGTGGCACCAGTTCAGCGACCGCTTCTATAACAAGTTTGCCTTCGTCTACTTCCATAGCTATTACAATTCCTTCTGGGACTTTCAGTAACGGTGAAACTCTAACAGGCGGTACAAGTGCCGCTACAACCACACTATCTGCGGCGGTGGACTTAACTACCGTGCAAAAAACAATTGATGTTTTATCTGTTGTAGTTACTAGAGACGGGACTGATTTTGGCTTGACTAGATTAAGTCGAAGTGAGTATTTAAATTTACCAAATAAAACACAGACCGGAAGACCTTCTCAGTTCTTTTTGGATCGTCAAATAAGTCCAACCTTGAAACTTTGGCCTGTTCCAGATAGCAATTCTGATATTGTTAAGTTTGATCGTTTAGTTCGCATGGACGACGCAGACGACTACACAAATACTTTACAAATACCATTTCGTTTTTACCCTTGTCTAGCGGCTGGTTTGGCTTATTACTTAGCAATAAAACGAGCACCACAAAGAATTGAAATACTGAAAGCCATTTACGAAGAAGAATTTAACAGAGCTATGTTAGAGGACCGAGATCGAGCTTCTTTGCAGATAACACCTAGTTTTAGTTATTACGGTAGTTAATCATGGCTAAATATGCAACTGGAAAAAAAGCTTACGGAATATCAGATAGGTCTGGTTTTCGTTACCCGTTAAATAAAATGAGAAAAGAGTGGACGGGTATGTTAGTTGGGTTTGATGAATTTGAACCAAAACACCCTCAACTAAAACCAATACGTAAGTTTTCTGATCCCCAGGCATTAAAAGATCCCAGACCAGATAGGATAGAACCCGTTATTACTTATGTCGGAACGCCTATTTTATCCGAAAAAACATTTAAGCCTATAAGAGCTTTTGGAATTATAGGACAAGTTACGGTGACAACAACATGAGTTTTACATTAGCAACGCTTAAAACAGCAATACAAAATTATACTGAGAATGACGAAACTACGTTCACGTCAACTTTAGATACTTTTATAAAAAACACAGAAGAACGTATTTTAAAAAATACACATTTAGATATTTTTAGAAAAAATGCAACTGGGACAATGACAGCCTCTAATCAGTTTTTAGCTATGCCTACTGATTTTTTATCGCCTTTTTCTCTTTCGATTACGTCTAGTAGCGTAAAAACTTTTTTAGATTTTAAAGACGTCAATTTTATACAAACATTTAATCCGAACAGTAGCACTACCGGGACGCCCCGTTACTATGCTAGTTTTGATGTAAACACTTTTATTATCGGACCTACACCAGATAGTAACTATTCTTCAGAACTGCATTACTATTATCGACCAGCAAGTTTAACAGCAGGTTCTGATAGCGGCACTACTTGGTTAAGTGAAAACGCTACTCAAGCTATGCTTTATGGGTCTTTAGTGGAGGCTTACACTTTTATGAAAGGTGAACCGGACGTTTTACAAGAATATGAAAAACGTTTTGCAGAAGCTATGGTTTCTATTAAAATGCTTGGAGAATCCAGAGAAAGCACAGATGAATACAGAACGGGACAAGTGATACGAGATAAACAGTAAGGAGTTATCGTGGCAGAATTAACTGTAGCACAAAAAAGAAAATTAGTAAGAGAGCTTAAAAAAGCTTCTAAATTGCACGCTAGACAAGCTTTGCAAATAGAAAAATCAATGAAAAAGAAAAAATAAATTTATGTTTAATGTAGAAGTAAAAGCAGACATAACTGGTGTAAACGTACACACCACTAAAAATAGGGGATTTTCCCCAGAAGAAATAGCGGCAAGGGCCGTTGAAAAAGTAGTTTCTGTCGCAGAGGGATCTAGTCCCGAAGTAAAAGCACAGGCAGAGGCATTTAAAAGTAGGGTTTATCATGTTATTGTATTAGCTTGTAAAGATGCAATAAATAGTGATAGGACTACAATGCACAATCTTTTAACAAAACAAGGTCATAAAGATATGGCTGATATTTTAAGGAGACTATAATGGCTATATCGCAAGCTATGTGTACCTCGTTCAAGAAAGAACTTCTTGAGGGGGTCCATAATTTCAAAAATTCAGGCGGTAGCACTTTTAATTTAGCGTTATATACAAGTTCGGCTTCATTAGGGGCTGCAACAACTGCATATACAACTTCTAACGAAGTTAGCGGAACTAATTATACTGCTAAAGGTGGCTCACTAACTAGAGTAGATCCATCTACTTCTGGAACAACAGCATTGACAGATTTTGCAGATTTGACTTTTAGTTCTGCAACAATTACTGCAAATGGTGCAATGATATTTAATGATTCAGCTTCTGGAGATCCAGCAGTTTGTATTTTAGCATTTGGAGGAGATAAAACTTCTACTAATGGGGATTTTACAATACAGTTTCCAACAGCGGATGCTAGTAACGCTATAATTAGAATAGCTTAATGGCTAATATAGCAGGTTGGGGTAGAGGAACTTGGAGTTCTGGAAGTTGGGGAAACCCCTCACCTGTAGAAGTTACTGGTAATGTTGGTACTACTGCACTAGGTTCAGAAACAGTAGTTGCAAAATCATTAGTTGTAGTTTCAGGAAATGTAGGAACAACAGCACTTGGAAACTCTGTTGTTATAGGTGAAGCAGTTCAGGGATTATCTGCTGTAACCTCGACATCAGGTCTCGGAGATGAGAGTATTGTATGTACTGCAAATATATCTGTAACAGGTAATGCAGGTACAACAGCATTAGGCTCTGAAACTGTAATAGCAAAAGCCTTAACAGAAGTTAGTGGTAATGCTGGGACAACACAACAAGGAACGGTTGTAGTACAGGCCGTAGCTGTAGTTGGTGTAACTGCTGTAGCGTCAACAAGTGGACTTGGTGATGAAAGTTTAATAACAAACAATAATTTAGCGGTTACAGGTTTTACAGGCACTACTACTATTGGAAATGTAACCAGTATAAGTAAAGCTTTAGTAGAACCAACAGGAGTAGAAGGAAACGGACAAACAACAATAGTTAATATTTGGGGTTTAATAGATGATTCTCAAACACCTAATTGGAGTCAAGTAGATGATTCTCAAACACCTAATTGGAGTCAAGTAGATGATTCTCAAACACCAACTTGGAAAGAAGTAGCATAGAGGAAATATTATGGCAAGCACATACGTAAACGATTTAAGATTAGAGGAGATTGGTACGGGGGAGCAATCTGGCACCTGGGGCGACACCACTAATACAAACTTAGAGCTTATTGCAGAAGGTTTAAGTTTTGGCACAGAAGCAATAACAACAAATGCAGACACGCACACTTCAACTGTAGCTGATGGTGCAACAGATCCCGCTCGATCAATATACATAAAATACACTGGAACACTTGATTCAGCTTGTACTATTACAATAGCACCAAACACACTTAGTCGTTTGCACTTTATCGAAAATGGCACAAGTGGTTCGCAAAACATTATAATTTCACAAGGTAGTGGCGCAAATGTAACCATACCTGCTGGTGATACCAAAGCAGTTTACCTAGATGGTGCTGGTTCAGGAGCAGCGGTTGTTGATGCTTTTGCCAGTTTAAACGTAGTAGATTTAAAAGTAGAAGATGATCTAACAGTTACAGATGATGTTTCTATTGGAGGTGCTTTAACACTTACAGGTAATGGCGACTTTAATGGTGATCTTGATGTTGACGGCACTACAAACCTAGATGTCGTAGATGTTGATGGTGCTGCAAACTTTGCTGCTGATGTAACTTTTGCAGATGGTGCAGACATCATTACGGCTTCAGCAGGAACATCAAACTTCAGAGCAGGTGTCAACGCAGGTAACTCAATCGTATCAGGCGGTAACTACAATGTCTGCGTAGGTGATGAAGCAGGTACTGCGATTACGACTGGTGATTCAAATACGCTTATCGGTTATCTAGCTGGTGATGCTATAACAGATGTAAGTTTTATAACTGCGGTAGGTGAAAAAGCATTAAGTGCGAATACTTCTGGTCAAAAAAATACAGCAGTAGGTAGAGCAGCTTTACAATCAATTACTTCACAAGATAACAATACAGCAGTAGGTTATAACGCTTTGTCAAGTGGTAGTAATACTGGAAGTGATAATACTGCAATAGGTATGGATGCTTTGACAGGAAACACAACAGGAAGTCGTAACACCGCAGTTGGTACAAGTGCTGGAGAAGCAGTAACAACTGCCGAAGATTGTACTTTTATTGGTAGACAAGCTGGGAAAGCTACTACAACTGGTTCTAGCAATACAGCAGTTGGTAAAGATGCTTTACTTACAAATACTACTGGAGATACTAATACAGCAATTGGTAAAGCATCTATGGAGCTAAATACCACAGGAACAAACAACACTGCGTGTGGTGCTAGAACACTTGATGCAAATACAACTGGTAGTAATAATGTTGCGGTTGGAGATATGGCACTAGGAGCTAATACAACAGCTTCTAACGGTACAGCACTTGGTACAAGTGCTTTAAATTCAAACACCACAGGTGATTCTAATACAGCAGTAGGTTTTAATGTTTTAGGAGCAAACACCACAGGGACAGCAAACACAGCCGTAGGACATAATACTTTAGATGCTAACACCACAGCACATAACAACTCAGGTTTTGGTTATAATGCGTTAACTGCAAACACTACAGGGACTTTAAATGTAGCGGTTGGTTCAGAATGTATGGCAGATAATACCACAGGTAGCAATAACACAGCGGTTGGTCAAAATGCTTTACACGCAAACACAACAGGCGGTACTAATACAGCAGTTGGACAAAATGCCTTGCTTGCAAACACCACAGCTTCGTTTAACTCAGGATTTGGACACAGCGCATTAGAAGCTAACACTACAGGACATTCTAATTCAGCATTTGGTAAAAATTGTTTAGCAGCAAACACTACAGGAGCTTATAATACAGCCGTAGGTCGTAACACCGCATCAAGTATTACTACTGCCGAGGATAATGTGATGATCGGTTATGCTGCTGGAGATAGTGCTACAACTAATGGTGCTAATACTATTATTGGTACAGCAGCAGATACAAAAACAGATAATACTACAGACACTCATCAAATAGTTTTGGGTGCTTATACTGAATCAGTCGGTGCAAATTTTGTTACTATTGGAAAAAGTAATGGTAATGACAGAGTTTATAACGGATTTACAAGTAACGCATCTTGGACAAGGGTGTCAGACGAAAGATACAAAAAAGACATACAAGATAATACAGATTGTGGTTTAGCTTTTATAAATGATTTAAGACCAGTTACTTTTAAATGGAAAGCAAAATCAGAACTTGATCCTAATTTTCCAGATTACGATGCTGAAAAAACTACTGTTGATCATCCAGAAAAACTATATGGATTAATTGCTCAAGAAGTAAAAGCAGCCATGGACAAACACAACATTCCAGATTTTGGTGGTTGGAACTGTATAACTACTGGAGATCACACACAACAAGGTGTATCTCAAGAAATGTTTATACATCCATTAATTAAAGCAGTTCAAGAACTTTCGGCAAAAGTCGAAGAATTAGAAAAGAAACTTAGTGAGGAAAATTAAATGGCAGTAACAAAAACAATGACTAAAGCTACACCTTATGAAACATCTGGCAAAGCGCAAGAATGGCACTTAGAGATGAAGTACGAGAACGATAGCGAAGGTGATGCAACCTACTATACTAATACTTTTAGCCACAGGTCAGTAGCAGCCAATGGTGATTTTACCGCAGCAGCAAAAGGAACTTTTAGTAAAGCTGATTTGACAGCACTTTGTCCTGTTTCACAATGGGATGTAGTCTTTGCTAGTATGGTAGATTCAGTTATTACTAATCCAAAAGTAGATCCTACGCCAGACGAATCATTTTCAGTACCTAGTTAATGCAACAGCCAACAATACATACCATGCCTAGTGTTTTTGTACTAGAGCATGATGTACCAGAAGAAATGGTAAAAAATTTAAATAAGTATTTAGATTCTTATTTGAAGAAAAAGAAACGAAAATCACTTGCCAGTACACTTGTTGGTCAGATACAGCATGGACAACAACTATTAATGGATCACGAAGATAAAAAAATTGTTGATTTTACTAATATGTTGTGTGCTTTAGGTGCTGAATACATAAACCATTATTCAAGAGCTACTGGCGCACAATACAAAACGAATAAGCGTGTAGAAATGGATGAACTATGGTCAGTGCATAGTTTTGAAAGGGATTACAATCCGATACACAGTCATGGCACAAAAACATTAATGGGTATATCTGCTACTATGTGGACAAAAGTTCCACAACAAATATTAGATCAACCTACTGCTGGAACACCAGAATACAATTTATATAACTCTAGTGGTCATTGTGATGGGTATTTAGCTTTTCAATATGGAAGAAATCATGTTACAGATGTGGATATTTTAAAACCACCACAAAGTTTTGTAGTGCAACCACAAGTAGGAAAGCTATATATGTTTCCAAGCTGGTTACAACACATGGTTTACCCATTTCAAGGTAAAGGCGAAAGAAGAACAGTTGCTGCTAATCTTAACTGTTGGGACATACAGGTGGCTACATGAGTAAATCTCCAGACGCTTTTGTATACAGAGCAACGCTAGATCGCGTTGTAGATGGAGATACATTTGATTGTATACTTGACTTAGGGTTTGATGTAAAACTCCACAAACAGCGCGTTAGACTGCATGGAATCGACACGCCTGAATCCAGGACTAGAGACTTAGCAGAGAAAAAACTAGGGTTAGCAGCAAAAGAGCGATTAAAAGAACTTTGTAAAGGGTCTTTTAAGGTCCGATCATTAGGAAAAGGGAAATATGGCCGTATACTCGGTATTCCATATACAGAAGATGGTGAGGATATTTGTAAAATGTTGATAAACGAAGGTCATGCGGTAGAGTATCACGGGGGTAAAAAAACAAAAAAATGGGGAAATTACTAGAGGAAAAATTATGGATATGATAATAAATTTGATAACTTGGGTAACCGGTATAGTAACAGTAGCTTCATTAATAGCTGCTTCAACACCCACACCCAAAGATGATGTTTGGATAGGTAAACTTTATAAAGTCGTGGATCTTCTTGCTTTAAACGTTGGAAAAGCAAAGGATAAATAATGTCTACGGCAAAAGAGTCTTTATCTAAAATTGAAGCGCACGAAAGAGAGTGCGCTATTCGGTATGAGTACATAGAAAAAAGACTAGACGAGGGTTCTGCAAAGTTCAAAAGACTAGAAACTTTAATATGGGGTGTTTATCCTTTTATAGTGGGAACCGTTATTTTAGCTAAATACATTTAAAAGGTGCTTAAATGCCTTTACAAAAGTTACAATTTAAACCAGGAATCAACAGAGAAACCACCTCTTATACTAACGAAGGTGGTTGGTTCGATTGTGAAAAAATAAGATTTAGATCGGGTGTTCCCGAAAAAATAGGTGGTTGGACTAAAGCTAGTACGAATACTTTTTTAGGAACTTGTCGTGCTTTACACAGTTGGGTTGGTTTAAACGGAACTTTACGCACTGGTTTAGGAACTCATTTAAAATATTACATAAAAGAGGGTCAAACTTATCACGACGTAACTCCGTTAAGAACCACTACATCTGCTGGTGATGTTACTTTTTCCGCTACTAATGGTTCTTCTACTATAACTGCAACGGATAGCAGTCATGGTGCGGTTGAAGGCGATTTCGTAACTTTTTCGGGGGCCGCTACTTTAGGTGGTCTTATAACTGCTAATGTATTAAATCAAGAATATCAAATAGTTAGTGTTCCTACAGCCAACACATTTACGTTTACTGCTAAAGATACATCTGGTTCTACTGTTACGGCAAACAGCAGCGATAGCGGCAACGGTGGTAGTTCTGTAGTAGGTGCGTATCAAATCAACGTAGGTTTGGACAGCACGGTTCTCGGAACAGGTTGGGGCGCTGGAACTTGGGGTAGAGGAACTTGGAACTCTGCAACTTCTTTGACGGATATATCTAGTATATTGAGGTTGTGGACACACGATAACTTTGGGGAAGATTTAATAATTAATGTTAGGGACGGTAACATCTTCTATTGGGACACCAGTGCTTACTCTAGTTCTTACAATAGAGCTATTCCTTTGTCTACCGTATCAAATGCTGTATCTGCTCCTACGGTAGCTAAACAGGTTTTAGTTTCTGATCGTGATCGTCACGTTATTGCTTTTGGTTGTGACCCAGAAGACGACACTGGAACTCAAGACCCGCTATTAATAAGGTTTAGTGATCAAGAAACAGCTATTACTTGGAACTCTACTGCTACGAATACTGCGGGTAGTTTAAGGTTAGGTTCCGGCTCTGAGATTATGACCGCTGTTGAAACAAGGCAGCAAATTGTTGTTTTTACAGACGTTTCTTTACACGCTATGCAATTTTTGGGACCGCCGTTTACTTACGGAATTAATTTAATTTCTGAGAACATTACAATAATGTCTCCGTTATCTGCAAAAGCAGTAGATGATTATGTTTTTTGGATGGGACTTGAAGACTTTTATTTCTATGATGGTCGTGTTCAAAAATTACCTTGTTCTGTAAAAGCATACGTTTTTAACAACTTTAATTTGTTTCAAAAAGAAAAAGTTTTCGCTGCCTTAAATTCTGCTTTTGACGAAATTTGGTGGTTTTACCCGTCCTCAGATTCAGAAACAATTGATCGTTACGTTGTTTACAACTATGTGCAAAAAATTTGGTATTACGGAACAATGGCTAGGACTGCTTGGCTAGATAGGGGTATCACCAACAACCCTGTAGCCGCAGGAACAGATAACTTTTTATACGACCACGAAAACGGTTTAGATGATGGTAGCACTTCACCAGCTTCAGCAATAACTTCTTATATAGAGTCTAGTCAATTGGATATAAGTGACGGAGACGGATATGTTTTTATTAGACGTTTAATTCCAGACGTTACTTTTGACGGCTCAATAACAGATGCCCCAAGTGCTTCTTTTACCCTTAAAACACGTAACTTTCCTGGTGGATCTTACGGCAACTCAGACGCAAGCACTGTAACTCAAACGGCGAAGGCCAGCACTACTACGGTAGAGCAGTTTACAAACCAAGTTCATGTTCGTTTGCGCGGACGTTCTTTTGCTTTAAGGGTAGGTAGTGATGGTGCCGAAGTTAAATGGCGGTTAGGTTCTCCTCGCGTAGACATACGCCAAGACGGTAGAAGATAATGTCGAGTAGAAATTTAACGCAACCTACTTTCCCTACGCCGCCAGAGGAGTACGATAGCAACTATATGGCAGAAATAGTGAGAGCTTTTGCTGTTTTTCAACAACAGGTAATTAATCCAGGAGAAGGTCGGGCAACTAATTTTACACTAACAAATTTAGCAGATAATGATTCAGGACTTGAAACTGGCGCTCTTTTTGCGCAAAATGGGGTTGTAAAAATTGTACGTTTAAATGCGCCCCACCCCGCGGGAATAGAAGCCACTTCGGCACTAGGTAGTGTAACAGTGAGTATTTCTTAATTTAGCGTGTTATTATGGTAGATAAGATTCAGATAAAGGATTTTTAATGTCAGCAGCCTTACAAACATACAATGAGAACCAAGATACTTTATTCGTTCCAGACGGCGGCATTGCCGCTTTTTTGTATGCTACTGAGGGCGATTGGGCTACCGAAGACGATATTCCAGAAACAGGCATTGCTCAAGTAAAAAGTGTCGCGGACAAACTAGCAGAATACGGTCGTTACGAAGACGAGTACATGGTCCACGCAGCAGAGGGCGAAACAGTTGTTCCTTTAGAAGTATTAGAGGCAAATCCTCGTCTTAAAAGTAATTTGTTTAATCAAATGGAAAAAATGGGTTTAGAGCCAGAACGTTATGTTGTGGGTAGTGAACTTAACTCGTTAAACCCTGTTACCGGACAACCAGAGTTTTTTCTTAAAAAACTTTTTAAAGGCGTTAAGAAGTTAGTTAAGAACGTAGTAAAAGTTGTTAAGAAAGCACTTCCCGTTGTATTGCCTATCGCTTTAGCAATGACGCCCCTCGGACCAATATTCGGAGCGGCGGCAGGTTCTGGTATAAGTACACTGGCAGCAGGTGGTGACTTGAAGGACGCTCTAAAAGCGGGAATTACGGCAGGTGCGTTAGGTGGATTTGCTTCAGGTGTATCTGGCGGTATTTCATCATTACGTGCTGGCAACACCTTTATGGAAGGATTTAAGAGTAGTGTGGGATCAGCGGCAGGCGGTGTAGGCGAAAGATTTAAACAGTTTGCTAGTCCAGCAAGAGCAAGAGCGGCAGGCGGAACTTACTTTGGCGACCCGACAAGGACTATACGAACGCCAATGGAACAGCAAGGTATTGCTAATACTCGAGCAATGCAAAATCAAATTTCCGCAAACGTAGACGCTAGAATGGCTCCGCAAGTAACTGATCAAACTACAACAGCGGTAAATCAACAACTAGCCGGTGGTCAAGGTACAGGAACAACTACCGTTACTGATTTACCTCCATCTACGATAGATCAAACTGGTCAAGATTTCTTAGCTAGTATAGACCCACGCACTACTACTCCAACTACAACTACAATGACAGTGCCTTTTACTCCGACTGACATTTCTGGAGTAACCGTTCCAACAGGCGTAGATGTTAATGTTAACGACGCAATTGCAGCACTGAATCGAGTGCCAGCAGAACCACGTACTTTCTTAGAAAGAACTGGAGACTTTATGTTTAGGGGTGGTAAGACTCAGGATCAAATAAAAGCCGCGCAAGAACTTGCAGCAAAACAAGCGGGTGATCTTTACCTAGCTAACACACCAACAAATCTTCAATCTTCTGCTGCTTTTGAAGCAGCAAGAACCGCAGCAAAAGCCGCGGCAGGTCCCGGAACATTAACTAGGTTTGGACCTTCGGCATTGTTAGCTTCTGGCATAGCGGCAGGTACTGGATTCTTTGATGCACCAGAAGAAGAAGAAGAAACAGAAGCCTTTGTAACAGGCGCAGAATTATTAGAACAAGATCCGGATAGATACATGATCCGTTATCCGGTAGCTTCTCCCACATACACACTATCAGACATAAGGGTTCCGGGTAGCACGTTAGGTTTTGCTGATGGCGGTGCTGCACAATTTCCTAGACGCGACGGAGCGATCTCGGGCCCCGGAACAGAAACTTCTGACGACGTTCCTGCAATGTTATCTGACGGCGAGTTTGTTATGACTGCAAAAGCAGTAAGAGGCGCAGGGGCAGGAGATAGAAGCAACGGCATGAAAACAATGTATAGTTTAATGAGAAAATTTGAAAGAGCGGCAGTATAATGGCAACAGAAACAACCACACAGATTGTAAGAGAAGCACCTGAAATAGAAGCTCAAAAACTGGCTTTATTAGAAAGTGCTAGAAATTTAGTTCAAGATCGTTCTGGTGAAACACCGCCAGTTTATAGGGTAGCGGATTTAAGTGCATTAGAAAGAGGCGCTGGTGACGTATTACGTGCGGGTATAGGCGGGTATGAACCTTATTTAGACGCCGGTTTTGGTGCAACTCAGGCAGGTGTAGGCGCTATAGCCGATACTGCAATGCCACTATTACAACAAGGTTTTGGTGCAACACAAGCCGGGTTAGGTGCGATAGATCAGGCACAGGCACTAGCCGCGGCAAACAGAGCTACCCCGTATGGATTTAGAGACGAAGGCATTGCTGGATTAAGAGAAGCAACGGGACGATTTGACCCGTCTTCTATATCAGAGTTTTTTGATCCGTTTACAGAACAAGTTATTGCGGCTCAACAGCAAGACGTAGATCGTCTAGGACAACAGCAACTAAATCAAGCTAGAGCTAGAGCAGCGGCGGCAGGAGCCTTTGGTGGTTCTAGGGGCGCACTACAAGAAACAGAAATAGGACGTAACGTATTAGGTGAGCAATCACGCATTGGTGCTCAATTACGTTCGCAAGGTTTTCAACAAGCACGGCAAGCGGCCCAACAAGCGTTTGAACAGCAACAAGCAAGACGCATGGCGGCGGCTCAAGGCATAGGTCAACTTGGACTACAGTTTGGTCAACTAGGGCAAGCTGATGTTCAACAACTAGCCGGGTTAGGTCAAGCCAGGGGTGCGTTAGGTCAAGGTCTTGGATCACTTGGAGAACAAGCTGGAATACTGGGCGGCAGACTAGGTAGCTTGGGACAACAGCAAGCACAAATGGGCGGACTTGAACAACAAATGAATTTAGCTGATGTAAACGCCATGATGCAACTAGGCGGAGCTTATCGAAGTAATTTACAGAATCAATTAGAAGCACAACGTATGTCAGAACAACAAGCACAAATGATGCCTTACCAGCAGTTAGGGTTCTTGTCAGACATATATAAAGGTGCTCCAAGTAGTCAATACTCAATACTTAGCAGTCCTTCAGCACCTGCTGCTTCACCTTTCCAACAAGTAGCAGGATTAGGTGTAGCCGGACTAAGTGCTTTATCAGGAGCTAGATACGCGGGGTTATTTTAATGAATACCTTACAAAGACCTTTGTTTAGACAAGCTGGTGGACCTGCAGAAATGATGCCTGCGGGCGTCGCTGCTTTACCTCAAGCCGATCCAGCAGCAATGGTCGCTGCGGTAGAGCAAACTACAGCACGGGACATGGAAAAAGTAGGGCAAGAATACGTACAAGGTGTCTCACAAGGATTAGACGACGCAGAGAACTTTAAAGAGGTTATTGATTCTTTACGCGGCAACACCATGCCTTTAGAAGAACGTTACCTAGAGTTATCTGAATACGTTGGTGAAGACGACGCTGAGAAAACACCTGAGTCTGTATTGGCTATGGTACAGCCCGTTATAATGATGACAGAAGAAGGTAACGTCGATTCTGGTATAGGTCAGCTTATGCAGAAACTAGCCGGTGAGATTGACATGGTAACTGAAGCAGGTGAGCCGACACAGATGGGTCAAGGTCTTGGTGGTCTAATGGCGGCTAATCAAGAGGTGCCTGTTCAAAAATTTGCTAACGGCGGTATTGTGCAACACTTTAACCCTGGTGGCGCGGTAACCCCTATTATGTCACCTTTCGGTATAGGCAGTATAAATTTACCGGGTTTTAATCCAATATTTAATATTGGTCCTGAAGAATTACAAGCAAGCAGGGACAAACGTTTGCCTATGTATCGAGAGGCTTTAGGTGTAGACGATCAAAAAGACATGACTAAATCTCAAATTATGTTTGACATTGCACAGGCCGGT